TGTGTTTGTTCCAGATTCTTGTATAAATTTAGCTCCAGATTTAGAATCAAAGAATATATTAGCATCTTCAACTTCAAAATGGTCTGTAGCTACCATTCCATAGTTTTCTTCTTGTGTAAAAAATATAGATCCTGTAAGGTCAGCTTGAAATGCTGCATAGTTAGTAAATACAAGATTTCCATCAGTATCGAGTTCTGTTACGGCTCGACCTGTTTCAGTCATAACATCATCACCGGCGTTTGCTCCTGCACCATCCGTTCCACCATCTTCTATTATAAAATTAAATTCTGTTGATAATGATCCTATCTCTGGAGAAAATCCACCACCAACAACAGCAATTTCACCTGCAAGGCCTGCACCGGTCACTGAGCTATTATCTACAACAAAATTGTCTCCTATTTCATAACCAGCTCCTACAGTATCAATATCAATATTAGAAATCTTACCCTGAGAAACAGTATCAATAGTTAAAGCAGCACCAATACCATTATCAGCCGAAATATCCAACAAATCGGTTGTGGTAAAATATTGTCCTGATGTTGGGATAGAAATAGATGATAATATGGAAGTATTTTTTACCTTTATCAATCTTTCTGAATTTGTATTATCTTCACCATAAACTAATTGCCCAGGGACAAAAGTTCCTGTTATAGAACCTTCTTGTAATACCAAATCATAAAGGATAACACTACCTAATTGGATCTGTATAATAGATTCTACAACCGCTGTAGCTTTTCCAATAGTAGAATATCCTAATAGTTCATAAGGACCACCTTCTAGAATGTCAATATCTCTAACAGCATCTTGGATAACGGTTTCCCCAATCAGTTTATTAACATCATATTCTAATAATACTGATTGCTCTTGTTCTAAATGTGCTCCATCTTCCGTAACCAAAAATATGTTATCGTTTTCATCATTCTCTAACAACATCACATCATTGATTTGCACAACTCTCAATAAAGAATCATCCGACCATTTTCCGTCAGACACACGCAACATATTTTCTGTTGGATAGAATAATTCTACATTTTCGTCCAATAACAACCTAAAGAAAATTTCGTGGCCCTTTCTGGTGCCTTTAGCACGATATAGGTCTTTAATATTCTTTAGTATGTTTTTTTCATCAACTCCTACTGCCAACTTCACAGGAATTGTTTTCATAAATCTTTCTTTAAACTGGTCAAAGAAAACATCTATCGTATTATCTACATCAGCATATTCCATCAGCTGAGAAACATTCTCTACCGGATTGGCTGTGTAACTTTCTATATAACCAGAAGCATTCGATGTTTGACCTACTATTTGTTCATCTATGAGGAACTTATTTTGTGAAGATACGAATAGGCGAGAACCGACTGTGATATCTTCTGAGCGAATAACTGCTGAGGCCTGCGATGTTTGCCCCACAACAGTTTCCCCATTTACAAAAGCTCCGTTAGCGGAATCTTCTAATAAACTCCTATTGATTATATCTTTGCGGTATCTATTCTCTGCTTCCTGAAGAATATAGGTAGTAGTACCTTCTTCTAAAAGAATAGAATCTTTTGAACCTAAATTTGTTAATTTAAGCTCGGCTGATTCCATAAACTCATAATAAGTTTTGAGGAATTCGCTGAAGCCCGGATGATCCGCCTTTATAAAGTCGGGTAACTGTTCAGGTAATAAAGTGGATAATTTTTTCTTTAAAGTAGCCATTTATTTCAAGCATAGGATGATGTAGTTGAATATTGTGTTCCTGCATTTGAACCGCCAGCAGCAATAGTGTCAGAATCACCTGTCACTGTCATATTGGTTGTATCTATTTCCAATATCTGATTTCTGACTGGAACAATATCATTAGAATCTGGTGTAACTGTTAGAGTAATAGTTCCGTCAGTATTAGAAACACCAGTAACAGTAATAGATGTTATAACTATTTCTCCTGTTGTATAATCTACTGTGCCAGCCTCATTGTCTATATAAGTTTTAACAGAGGCTAATTGTGAATAAGTCCTAACATTGCCAGAACCATCATCATCAAAATATAGTGTATCTGTTTTTCCAGCAATAGTAAATCCAGTTGATGATATAATAGGAGCGTGTGCTGTATGAGGATGATAAAAGGCATTATTAAAACTGATTGTATATTTTGCAGCAGTATCTATGGTAGGTGTTAATGCTTGGCTCATCCGTATTGTAGTAATGTTGGACAATATGGAAGTATCTACATTGTCTATCATACCTGTAAGTTTAGAATATCTGAAAATGCCCTCAAACTTTTCTAATTCATTATCACTAAATGTTGAGATAGCTGCACTGACTGAAGTTTCTAAATCGGTAGAAGATTTATTTGTAACTATGTTATTATACTTGAAATTCACCACAGGTATAATTTTAGTAGTTGCTGGATCCAAGAATTCTGGTGTAATACTAGCAACAGTATAATCCTTTAACTGTTTCTTAATTTGTTCCTTTGTAATATTAGTAAGGTTAGAACCAGAGTTTGGTCTGATACTAATATAAACTTTACCATAAACCGGAGGATTAGCATATTCACCACCCCATACAGATACAGATTCTATGTCTGAATAAAGTAAAGGTAAAATGGCAGTAAAGTCAGCAGCTGTAACTGCCCGATTCTGAGCAGCATAACTGAAAGGTGCATTGTACTTAATAGAAGCCAAAGATTCGGCAACTGCACCGCCTGTTGCATCTGTCATTGTGGTAACTTCAATATTATTAAAAGTTGAAATAGAACTAGATGCTGTAAAGGCTGTGGCCCCATTAGCTTCCGTTTTATTAGTAACAACATATTTTAGTTTTACTATGTTACCATCTTCTACAGCTTTACCTACAATACCATCACCAAAATAAACTTCCCAATTACCTTCTGTTGTTTCTTGTACGAAAAATGAATTTGTTGTTGCTGTAATATCAACCAAATTATTGGCTTTTATAAATGTTGATGTAGTTGTATCAGAAGAACTATTTTGCACACTGACACTTAATGTATCTGTATCAACATTAATATTATCTAAAAGGAATCTCTGGTCCGGGTCTGTCAAATCCACTGTATAATCTTTAGAAACATAAGTCCCTTCATAAACAGGTATACCATCTTCTTCACCAAAAATATAAAGGCCGGATGAAGCGCTAATAGTCCGTTCAGTTATGTTGATGAATCTATATGTTATACTGTCAATAGTTGTAGTAAAAGCATAACCTTCTGGCATTGTGATTGTAGGTGTATTCGCATCATGCACTTCTACCTTCACATAAGCGACAGGAGCTTTTACTGATGTAGGTGTATACCCGATTGCCTTAGCATGGGATATTACCGAGTTTCGTTTCACAGCAGATTCTAAAAACATTTCATTAGACAACATATTAGCCATAAAGGCGTTGTAATGAGTATTGTAGGCTAGAGTATCCAATAGAATATTCATACCTGACGCTTCAAAGTCATAATCAGTATATTGTGATTGTGACTTTAAAAAGGTTTTTAGATTGGACTTAATATTGTCGAAATCCAATTCTGTGATTTGCATTTTGCCTTTTGTGTTTATTCCTGCGGCCATTATCGTATTCTCTTAAGCATAAGTTCTAATTCTTCTGTTTTTTCTGGAACATTATTAAGATAAAATGCTATTGTGCAATTTAATTCATTAGTATCTAAATAATGGTCAATATCCCCAAAATCTACACTTGTTACCGTCACCCGCGGCTCATGTGCTTGTATAGAATTCTCTATATTTTCTCGCAACACTGCTACTGCCATGGGCGAAAAATTCTCAAACAATGAGCCTCTAATATTTGTTCCAACTTCGGGATGAAAAGGTTTATCCCAAGTGTTTAAAAGGACTAGATTACGGACAGCTCGCTTTATGTTTTGCACATCTGTAAGCGTTGAAACATCTCCCGTAACTGGGTTACGAGTAAAAGATAAGTTCAAGTCCTTATAAACAAAAACGGTTTTTGAATGAACATTTACAGATTCAGCATCCTTGAATCCGGGATTATATGTAGTTGTTGACATATACAATATTTATCTATTTTAACTGTTTTTCTTCTTCGTCTGTCTTTTCTTTTTGGTAGCATTATTGTGATGGTGATGGTGATGATGTTCTTCTATAACACTTTCATCCTTCTTCCAAAACAACTCAAACAACCCATATACTACTAATCCTAAACCGGCTAATTTTGCTGGAAATATCACAAATAGTGCTCCAACAATAACCATAATAATTCCTAAACTACATTCTCTTTCTTTAATTCTTTCTAACATTTTATTCTCCAATTAATAATTAACTTCCTACAAACACATCAGGCGACCCAGAATTTGTGTTTGGTCCACAATGTCCTCCTGCTGCGGGACATAAATCATCAGCTGATGCTAATGCTACATCTCCACAAACTAAAATATTGTGTACATAAACTTCATCAGCATTTCCTACTAAATTACCAGCGCCGTGTGTATTTGGATCACCAGTAGATGATACAAGTTTCCAATTCGCAAATACATCATCCTGATTAATTACATCAGTTGCTGCTCCACAAATTCTTCCATCATCTTCTCTATGTGTTGGTAATACTGGTAATCCCATTTATATTATCTCCTTATTATTAACAAGGTGGTGCAACCGGCGGATATCTTACAATCCTTTCTACACCAAGTGGCATGATAGTAAAGGGATGCCAATTTATTCCACTCCACGGATCTTGCAAATCTGTAGTATGGCCACCAGTCCATTTATCCTTTATTTGATCCTCTACATACACTTTCTTTCCTGATGTGGAAGGATATGTTTTAGTTGCATATGCACTTAATCCTTTTTGTAGATTTTCTATTGTGTCATGTAAATTACGAATATTCTCACCACCAACACCTATTGAAGTATCATTCTTGTTGAGTGCTAAACTGTTTACACTCCAACCTCCCGCGGGCCTTGGATTAGGTAAGTCAATACACTGTAACTCAAAAGTATCTGGGATCCAAGCCTTCAAGCTTTCTATTGAAGGTATTGCAATACGAGCAGGTCCGGCATACCCAGCATTTTTTGGTAGTGCTGGATTGGGGAAGAGAGGAACATGCGCATTCCACGCTGCCTCGGCGGAACCGTTAATATTGATAGGTTCACCAGCACCAATCTCCTGACTAGTCCCAAGAAGATTTAACTGACTACCAGCAGTTAAAAATGCTCGACCTGAAGATTTAAGGTGCAGTTGACCATCATGGGCATCAATTTTAAAATGGCCCTCAGCAACCAAATCAGTATCACCTCCTGATTGTTGTCGAATCCAATGCCCTGATTTTATCA